AACGATTAGTTAGAAACTCTAGACCGTCCTGTACAGCTTCCTCAATGGATTCTCTGTAATTATAACGCATGAAAGTATCTATATCTTCTGGTACTGGAATATCCTGCCCTTCAGCATTAACCTCCATTCCCTGCTCTTTCATTTGAGCACGAACCTCTTCCATTAACTTATTCATAACCATAGTAACTTTATGGTCTTCCTTTCTGTTAATAGCTTCCTGATTAATCGTAACTACCTTAGTATCAAGAGGTCTGTGAAGATCCTCACCTAATAGTAAATCTATCTTAGGCTGAACGATAGGATAATTAACTAACCTAGCTGGGTAACTTGCACCATATTGCTCTGTTAGATATTTATAATCTTCTCGGTTAAACTGCCCATTATAGATTTCGTAATTCCTTACGTCTTTAGTAATCGTGTCACCTGACTGTTCAGAATTATAAATCATAGCGTCAAGCATCTGCTCGCACCACTTCTCGTCCTTCTTGGAATCAGCTATTAATTGACTAGGGAAATTCTTCATTATCTATTATGTTTTACTGGCGTACCATTACTATCGTTTTTGTAATAAGAGAATCCACTTTCTTTGATGGACTCAGTTTCTCTATTCTTCACTTCAATCGCAAAGTTATCATTTTCATGTATAAGACACAAACCGAATGCAATCGCCCTATCCGTATTCCTTGAACCCCAGTCACATAACTCGTCTAGCAGGTCTATAAACCATATATCGTCTGCCTTTTCCTTTATGTAATCGTACATCAATGACTCCATATATGACTTAATTTGCTTATTCATGTGAACACCGTAGTTGTTTCTCGTCTTAGTTCCAGGCGAGTGTGCACTACGAGGTTTGGTCTTCAAGTACCTCTGAGCCTTATTTCTAAGGAAGTAATCTAGTATACCAATCTTAGTATACTCCACCAGCATTTGTGCGTTGTAATATACAGCTAATTTCAGACATCCTTCGAAAAACATGTCAGCAGTTTCAGGTCTATCTGTATATTCTGCAACAGGAAGCCTATATGGTACGTTTGTATTCTCTATTCTACGGAATATCATAGCACAACCCAAAGATGGTGCCGCACCAGCCTGATCCTGATCATAACTATCAATACCACCTATGTCTAATCCAGTTAAATGAGGTTTAGGGTGGTGTAGTATTTTATATGGCCCGTGAGGATGAGGAGTGAACTTAACTTCTTGAGTTAATCCTTTATCTCCTATTACCCAATCAAGATGACCAGTCGTTAAGTGCTGCTCAGGATCCTTCAGGTCTTGCACACGGCCTCTTTGTTGATTAAGCAACGCAATGTCAAACCTCGATCCTTTAGTCTTTAAGAACGCCTCCTGTATGGTTAGTGGGTAATTTTGTATATGTAAATTATACGCCTTACTATCACCACCACCATTTAGTATATCTTCTCTAGCGTCTTCAATGAATTTACGAGCCGCTGGTTCGTCGTCTACTCCAGTAACAGGACTAAAGAATCCGTGTAATGCAACAGACGCAGGAATAAACATAGGAATAAGATTAAACGCATCAGCATTATAATACATATCCATAAAATCGGCAGAGGCAGAATCTATATCCCCACCTGTTCCACCGACCACAGGAACTCCATACTGCTTAGATCCATCCATGAAGCAAGCCTTGGAAGACATGTAGGCGTTCTTCAATCTCTTGAATTCACCAGCCTCCTCAAAAATCATTATAGATAAACGCTCTCCTTTATAAACTTCTGGATCATCCATGGTTCTACAGTGTATCACAGATTGATAACCACTTATATCCCACCGACCTTCAGAGTTCTTCTCCTTATAACCTGCCCTTAATGTATCCTTAGTATCCTTTAACCAACCATGCCTGAAATTAGGATGTTGGTTCATCAGCCCCTTCTTAACCTTATCAAAAAATGAATTCGCAGTAACCCCTAGTCCAGCCGCAATTCCGACCTCGGAATGCGGAAAGAATGTGAATTCATGAGCAACTAATCCAGAGTTCATATAACTAAAACCTTTATCACGGGCTTTAATTACGATCATTCCTTTACCTTCTCTACGGCAGGTGTCGAATAGCATAAAGTATTCAAGATCCATATCTCTATACCACGGATAGATAAGAGTCTTTCGATTCCCGTCTGTACCGTCGTTACCTAATATCATATAGTAGTTAAGATACCAGTAGTAGTTCCCAGGTATCCACGCACCGCCAATAGGTTTATAGCCATTAATGCAGCGGTTCATCTCCTCCTCCCAATAGTCTTGATAGATTAAACTATCGGTGTCGAGTTTGGGGTGTCCGTGATTAGGTATAGGTCTGTATTGTTGTACGTCGAATCTACCAGCCATTATGAATCTTTTAGTCTAGCAGCTCTATTCTCAAGGAAGCTTAGTTTCTGTTCACCACTAATTACCTTCCGTTCACCACGACGCTCAATAGCCTCCAGCAAAACAGTACGAGTACCTAATAGTTTTTCAATACCGATCATTACCTTCTGTAAGTCTTCAGCAGTTTCCTGATCCAAAAACCAGTTATCTATAAGTGTAGTGTATTGATCGATCTTCCTGTTGAACGCTCCGAGCTGGTCATCTAAAGGATCCCTTTGTAGTTCTCCATACTTCTTAATTGCCGCCACCATTAAAGGATGTTTAGTGTCAGCCCATTCAGGCTTCCCTGTTAAGTCCGTGCAGATTTGCCTATTCCGATCTCGCTCATTCAAGTACCTATATGGAGAATCGTAGTCCTGACTCAATGCTACATAACGCATAGCCTTCTCGCCCAACTTCTTTTCCTTTAATAACTTATGGAATTCTGGTACAGCCAATAGACCATTGTCTTCAGCTATCACACTATCCCCTTTTTTCTTTAGTTTGAGTAGATACATTAGGCTCTTTCTAATTTATACTTAAGCATAAAGTTACCAACATCCATGTCGTCAGAGTAACTAACTGGAACATCAATCTCTTCGTAGTCCTGAGTCTCCTGATCAAAGTATATGTAATTCAAAGATTCAACAACGGGATCGTTAAAGTATATATCCCTATCCAGTATTATGTAATCATTATCTATCAACCACAGGTCTATCTCTCCGTCTATAGGATCCATAGGTGAGAACTCGGAAAAGTCCGCTGTCTCATACTCTAAAGTTAAGTTACCCATCTCGTCACGGAATATCTCCCCGTATGGAGTCTCAATATATCTCTTCATCCCTTTGTATTTATTAACCTCTCGATCTAGTTCTTTCCCTTAAAGTCTTGCCCTTTCCTTTAGGCTTAAACTTGAATTTAGTCTTCACTGTTTCTTTACCGTTCTTAGTCTTAGACTTTGTTTTATATGTAGTAGTTCCAGTAGAGTCCGTCGTAGTAGTAATGTTCTTGTACTTGTTCTTTACCTTCTCTTTACCGTTTTTTGTCTTAGACTTAGTCTTACTCGTCGTCTTGGAGTATACACTTACACTTCCTTTTCCTCCGTACTTATTATTAGGCATATCTTTATTTTTGAATTGTTCCTAGGCAAATATAAACTTTTTTTTTAAATGTGAATGTGTGATGCCCTCTCCTGTACACCCCGTGTGCAACCCAATCTTTTAGGCTACGCCACCTGTTCTATCAAAAGCAAGTTGATTTCAACGTGCATAACTAATACGGAGATTCCCACTACCAAAGTGTGGGAGCATTATGAATACATTCTTCTCAACATTACTTACCGCAACCAAAGACGTACCAACAACAGCATCAGGGATCTGTATCTCTATGCAACTAAACTCTATCGCCAAGAAGGTAGCCGAGGGTACCAAGCTAACGGAGAAAAATAACAAGACTATCAAGCGTGCACAAGAGCACGAAACTAAATGCGAAGAAAGAGGTATGACGCAAGTCCGTACCGATAACGCTATAAAAGTAATCAAAGGAGGATCATTAATGGTCTCTCTTGGTGTAATAGCTACCATAGTAGTAGCAATAGCTAAAGATTAATACCCAAGTGCAAGGGAGCGATGCACTCTAATCTGTCTCTCATTCATTCAAAAGTGGCTACTAACGTCACATAACCTATACTATAGTACTGTTAAGAAAACGGTGCGGTTGAGAACAACGTTCGAATCTACCCGTCAAAGCAGTACAATCATTTAGTATAACAACACATCATTCATTATGGCACAGCCAAACCAAGTATTTCAAGGACAATCAGTAGAGACATTAGAGGACGCTCTACAAACGTGGAAAATGATCCAAGTCTCAACGGATAACGATTCGTTCAATCAAGAAGAAGCCAACGATATGGTTAAGTTCTTAACTAACGAGTTAGCGATTATGGAATCGCAAGAAGAAATGGAATTAGCAATAACTAACGAAACAAAAAACGTTATGAACAACTCATCAATAGTATTAGTGTTAGCATCAATCGAGTGTCAACTGTCTGACTGGTCTGTGACCACTACGGAAGACGGATACTCTCAGGAGTACATTAACGGAAGAGTAGATGGCTTAGCCTCTGCGATCAATACGTTAAAAGCGTTAATAGAAAAAGAATAACAACACACCTCTTGAAGACGTAGGTCTTACCGTGTTCACTACACTAAAGAGGAACTAACTAAATGGAGCTTGAACTACCTCAGTGTTCTAACTATTATGGTAAATCCTACCGAAGAACAAATGAAAAGAATGGCAGAAAAAGCGTTAAACAAAGGAGTTGTAGCTACCGATCCAGAAATGGAATTCGGATACTCTATGTCCGAGGCTTGGCGAGACGCTCGTAAAGCAGCAGTCTACACAAGTAGTGTGATGACTATCCTTATACTGTGTCTTGTAGAGACAGAAGCGTAATCAATTATGCTGGCAGACAAGTAGGGCTGCCATCAACAACTTTAAATTCTGAGTGCTCACTGTGTACTAGTCACTACGATTAGTATGCAGTTGGGCAGCCAGAAAGTTGTAAAGTGCAACGGCGCTATGTCGTATGGAGCAGAGTATCTGATCCAAGCACATTCCTATGCAAGTCGTCTACAAATCGTAGGATGACAAATATAGTAAAAGTATCGCAAAGAATTTGCGGCTCGTCAAAACGTTACAAACAATTAAAGTAAATCATTATGTTAATAGAAATCATCGGATTCTTTATAATAGCTCTAGTATCAGTACTATTCTTAGTAGTGGTAATTACAATCAGTGATTACAGACGACATAAGAGGCTTAACGAGGAGATTATTAAGACACCTCTTAACTCAACCATCGAAGAGGTTGTAAAACAAAACAAAAGAAACAAAAAACAAAACAATTAAAACAACCATTATGAACAAACTATCTATCACCTATTCAGGACAATCAATCAATTTAGATGTAACGGCTAAGACGTTAACACCTAGAATTCAATCTGGCTGCGATATTTTATTCGGAGACAATGATATATCCACAGCAGAGGTAAAGCTCAACGGAATGACAATAAGCGACGGACTCGTCGACGTTTGCTACACCGTAGAGTTCACCAACGCAAAAGGGCTTACCAACATAAACACGATGAGTATTCGCTACGAGGGAGACCTCAGCGCTCATCAGTTATCCGTGATATTCATGGAGAACGCTATGATTCAACAATAATAACAACCAAAAGTCTTACAGGTTTTACTAAAAGACGTTAAACTTACCTGCATTCGTTATGATTACATATAGAATCAACACATTACTTAACGGAGACTTCACTGGATACTCTGTGTATAATACTCAAAGAGGATTTATCTCAGGGATGGCTCATGTATTACTTCAAACTGACTACTACGTAGTAAAAGTCGTGATTGGAGGAGTAAGAATTAGTGCATTCTCTGAATACGGAGAAATGGACGACACATCTATAGAGAGAACTTACACTCATACAGATATGGAAACAGTTAACTTAATAGAAAAAGAAATGGAGTACATATTAAAAAGTAGCAACTAACACCACCTCCTAAAGACGTAGGTCTTATCGTAAGCGATATACGTAGGAGGAACTAACTAAACAACAACCAACAATGGCACTAACAAGCGAATTACTAGAAGGTCAATCAGTAGAAACAATTAAAGGAGCATTAAACGTATGGAAGATGATTCAGTCATCTCCAGGTGACGACTTCACTAAAGACGAAGCAGACACAATGGTTAAGTTTCTGTCTAACGAATTAAAAATAAAAGAATGCCTATGAGACGAATAATAAACAATGTAATCGTAAGCGGTTACAAGGTTGTCAAGTATGCTGTAAAGCATCAATTCGCAACAACCAAAATGGAAGAGATTAAGTACGAGGTACTTATAGCATTCCACTATAAGAAAGTAGAGTACTTTCTAAACAAACTAACAAAATAACAATACCTCTGGAGCATGTGCTCGTAACATTCATCGCTGAATGCAGAGGAACTAACAGTCTTACAGGTTACACAAAAGACAATAAACTTCCCTGAGAATGCCTATGACAAAAACACCAGAACGATTCAGCGATGCAGAAGGAAAGCTTAACGCTTTCACTATGCTAATTCAAGTATTAAAAGACGACAAGTCAGATATTGAAAATGAATGTGCTCTTGCCGTTAACGAACAGCAATTAAGTGATCTCATTGAAGATATACACAAAATCGACGATGACATACAAGGACTTACAAACACTATAGAAGAGTTACAGTCCTTCTTAGCTGTAGGGTATCCGTTATGCCTAAGTACTAACGCCTCAATGGTAGTAAACTAGATATGGAAAAAAGAAAAAGAATTAAGATGTTACCGATTAGATCGAGTAACCCTTACAAGAAGACGTTCATTAAAACCTTTACTCAACTAAAGGTAGAACGCATGAAAAAAGAATTAAAAACACATCAAAGAAATATGTCTGTCTGGGATAAGATCCTAGCAGACGTTGCAAAGCTGTAGAACTTGAGTTCGTTAGGCTATTCACTATAGCCTACGGCAACTAATCTATTAAAAGAAACTATTATGAAACCAAAATATACACACGACTGCGATAAATGTACGTTTATAGGTACATATAAAGAGCAAAGTGAGAACGGTGATAAACAAACAAAAAAGGGTATAAAATACTCTGATGTTGATGTTTATATCTGTCAACACGAGAAAAACCTCGAAAGATCTCCTGTTATAATCAGGTACTCTGACGAGCCTAGCGACAACACATCTAGCCCTTTGTATCACTGGATGCAAAGTGTTCTTTCAGGAGAAATATACTATTAACAATAAACTGTCTTACTGGTTAAAAGACGTTAAACTTCCCAGAACTAGCTTATGGCAAAAATCAAAGTAATGCAATGGAACAAGAGGAACGTATTAAATACAACCTCAAAGACAGGTAAGAACGTGATAATCTTCACGAACAAGTACGCTGTCGTACCTCAAAACATAATCAACTTAGGAACGGATGCGTTCAAAGGTTGGTTAAAGAAACAAGTAGGAATACAATTAGTAAAGGTTCGAGAGAATCCGCTAATCATAAACTACTCGTTAGTATCAAAGGAATATGTTAATAACTATAATAAACTATAAGCTATGGAAAATAAATTCAAACCTACAGTATCAGTATGGATTCCATTTGGATACATGAGAGACTTAATGGATTACGGACAAGAAACTTTCACAGAAAGATGTAATATAGACTATAGATTCATTTTCTTAGAGCCGCCTAGTCAAGAACTAAGAGATTGGGTTAGGAAAAAATATGTCCGACCTTGGACTGAATCATCAAAGGATAGCGTAAGGTTTCATGTATCAACTGTTGTTGAAATACAAATGCCTTGGGAAAACTTTGAGCAATTAAGAAACAACTGCTTTAGCGCGATAATAGAAGACGAAGATAACTAACTAAACTAAAAACTATGGCAAACCTACAAGCAAGAACAATGTTCATCGATTGGTATTTTAATATCCACGATGCAAACCAAAACACTATTGACTTAATGAAAGAAGAGTTAATAGAAAGCGGAACAAGCGTCTGGAAGATTGAAGATCTGATAGATGTCTGTGGAGATATTCCTGAAGATATAGCGCAAGCGTTAAAGTACTCAGACTATTTAGATGACGAAATGCTAAGTCATCAAGCTGATATGGAAGCACAAAGCGAAGAATTATTTAAAAACAAAAAGATATAAACTATGTCACACGAAGAAGAACAAAAAGAATACCTAACGGTAGCAAACGAAGCATTAATGGCAAAGGTTGCACAGCAAGATATAATAATCAATGCTTTCTTTGGAAATAACAAAATTCTAGTTGAAGCTATAAAACAAACATCCGATAGATTAAAAGATATGATCAACTGGTCAGATCGAATCGGAAGCGACGAGCAAAACGAACTTGAAAACATTATACATTCATTAAATTCAAAACTATGAATCCAGAAGAAATAAAAGACGTTAACTGCACAAGGTGCGGAAGAATGGTACCCGAAGATGAGCTGCACGAAGCAGATCACGACTGGGGTATCTGCGAAACTTGCGCAGAGTCAAGACTAAAAAAAGAAGACAAATCATGATAAACACACACGAAATATTACCTTCAGGTGAATATGATTCAGTAGCCGTAGGCATGTGCAAAGGAACGAACGAGGAGTATACAACCTCTTCGTTTAATTCAGCAGGATACTATAAATGGAGATCAAGATCTGCCACCATACAAGAGTGTCTGCCAAATTTAAACAACGAAGATAGAGAATTTCTCATCTCAGGAATATCTCCTGAAGGATGGAAAGAGCTATTCGGATAAACTAAAACAATGGAAACAATCCTTTCAAAGAAAGACAGGAAAGATCTTATGCAGCGTGTTGTAGTAATACAACGCCTTGCTAGGGATCTAACTGCAACCTACATCGACCTATCAGGTGAGAATGTAGAGATCGAAGACAACGATTTGTTGGTAACTATTAAACTCTTAAAAGATAGAATCAATGAGCTATAAAGAAACATTAAACCTACAACCATTACCAGAAGAAGTTTACGACAAGATATGGCAAGACGTATGGAATAGCGCAAGCAATGACGATACAGACGAAGACTTATGTCAAGAACACACTCGGTTATGTGTAGAATATACAAACAACTTAAATAAATAAATCATGAAAGGATTTAAAGTAGCCCAAGAAAACGAAGCAATGAGAGACTTAACAAGTCACGGATTATTCTACTGTATAACTTGCTGGGATGGAGAAATAAGACTTCAAGGTCATATAAACGATAAGACTTTAAGTATTGTAGATAAATACCTAAAAAGCAAAGGAGAAAAAGTAACCTACGACAACGAATCCAAGTGGATGAGTGCATCAACTGTAGAAGACGGAGTTCATGTAGAAATAACACTAACCCTAGAAGCATAAAAGAAAACAACATGAAAAAATCAATCAAAAACCTAGTCAACCATAACACGGGAGACCTAAAAAACTTGCGCAACTTTATGTTCGCAAAAGACTACTGGAAAGCAGTAGATAAAAATAGTCACTCCGTAGAGAGTGCTATAAACAACGCACTAGACATAGGCAGAAAGTCTGTCAAGACTACGGCTGTCATAGTCGGAACTTTAGGTACTATTATAGGCGCAGCTATAGGTACAATCTTCGAGTAGTAACCACTAAAACCCATCAAAAATGACAGTAACCATTTGGATTAAGAACAGATATGTCGTAGATTGGCACTATTATAAGAGCCATTTAGACGAAATGTTTAACGTTTGCACAAGAGAGCCAGGAAGTATGGATTACGTTCAAGTAAACATAACACCTGATCAGTACAAACAAATTCTAACGCATGAAGAAGAATCAACAGGTTAAAGAGAAAAACAAAACACTAAAAGTGTTAACAGAAATACCCAATAAACCTATCGGTTATCTCGTCAACAGAAACTCTGGAGAGATAATTCAAACAACTGATAATCAGGGTAATATAAATGTTAATAACTTTATTCTAGTGTATGGTAAGCTCGCTCCGAAATTCGGAGTAAGCGGTGAGACCTCAGAAATCAAAACCCACGCTATTCCTAAAAGGTTTTAACCTTGGAGAAGAAGAAGATCTGGCTATGTAGATACAAAGTCAGAGTGTGGAAAGAGGTTTACCACAATAAATCAAAAGGAACTAAGCTATCACATTTACACACGGACTATGCCGTTCAAGGATTACTTAAAGGTAATTGCCTTAACGACTTAAAGGATCGTGAGATAAATAAGTATGCTTATGACAACCTTATAACAGAATTCTCTGGTAAGTATTCAGCTAAGCTGGAGCTTGTCGGAGATATAGAACGGCTTTCGTCTCATGGCCGTACAAATTATGAGATATAACCAACCAAACCAACTATTATGGGATTAGACATGTATTTAAGTAAAAGAACTTATGTTCAGAACTGGAGTCACCACGAACCTAGTCAAAGACATTTAGTTGTTGTAACTAAAAACAACGAACCACAACCTCACATCAAATCCGAAAGGATAACGCATGTAGTAGAGCAGATTATGTATTGGCGTAAGTCAAACGCAATCCACCAATGGTTTGTGAATAAATGTCAAGACGGAGTAGATGCGTGTCAAGAATCTGACGTAAGCTTAGACGACCTAGAAGACCTTGCAAGTTTATGCGAGAAAGTTGTCAAAGAAAAGAATCCTGACTTGCTACCTGCATCGTCTGGCTTTTTCTTTGGATCAACGGCTCATGACGAGTATTACTACGGAGACATAGAAGAAACTGCGAGAGTAATAAGAGAAGAACTTAAGGATAATAAAGATGAATATCCTAGCTATATGTACCAGGCTTCCTGGTAGTATTAACAATCATCCAAAACAAGTAACCAAATCAACTAAATAAACAACACGATTATGAAAAACCAAGATTTAATTGCAATCGGATTAGACTTCACCGTATCAAAAAGAGAGTTATACAGAGCTGACGAAAGAGTTAGTGTAAACGAAGAAGGGCAAATAGCAACACACTCAGAGTTTGTTGAAACACCCTGGTTCGCAACGGTAAACGACTCAACAGAAGAGTCGCTCGGAGTGGTAGGTTCATCGTACCACGTAACTCAAAACGAGTCTATCATCAAAACGATAGAGGAAGTTGCGACAGAAAACAACTATACAGTCAGTCATTCAGGACCTATCAACGGAGGTAAGCAATGCTTCATCCAGCTTAGGTTAAACGACGAGGTTAAAATTGCAGACGACACCTTAGTGAAGTTTGTAATAGCAACCTGGGGGCATGACGGAAAGCATGGTGTAAGAATAGGCTTTGGCAACAAAGTGGTAAGCTGTGCTAATCAGTTCTACCAATTCCACAACCAAGCTCAATTTAAAATGCGTCACAACAGTACCATCGAAGAGCAGTTACGCAACATACCTCAAAGTATTGCAGCCAATCAGGCAGCAGAAGAGGAGATGTATACGAAATTCGAAGAATGGAGTAACATCGAGATATTCACTGACAGAAAACTAATGGACTTTAAGGATAATATGTGGAAAGACCTTTCAGGTATTGACAGAGCTATGAGTCATAGTGAGTATGCAGAACACTACTCTTCTAGAAAAATCAACGCAGCAATGGATCTTCAGTCATCTATTGTAACGGAGATGGGAGTTCACGGACAGACCATGTGGGGATTATTCAACGGAGTAACACACTTCGTAAACCACAAGAAATCAGTACCTAACCGAGCGTTCGGTAGAGACGAATCACTTATGATAGGTGGTGGCGCAAAGATGTCTAACAAAGCATTCGCTAAGATAGACGCATTTGTAGCAACACTATAATACTAACAGGGAGGACTTCGGTTCTCCCTATAACAACCAATATATGTACAAGATAGTAGCAAGTTACGAGAGCGGAGACTTCAACGAAATAGACTCTGCCGAAACACTATCTCACGCTAGAACCTTACTAGCTGAGTACCGAATGGCCTACGGCACAGGTTGGATAGTAATATTCTATAACACCTTACAAGACTAATTATGAAGAGACCATCGGACGATATACCGTACAATGATATGCGTAAGAAAATTAAGGCTAAGAAAAAGTTAGCACTTAAAGAATCTGGATACGTATACAGGAGTGCATTCGAAATGATAATGGGTTATGTACCCACTAGAATTAGAAACTAAGAGAGCAAGCTACTTGAACGCTGCAAAACAAAGCCCTATACCCTAAACTTGCTTGAGTGATTGGGTGTAGGCAAATTTAAATCATAGGGATTTAAAAGTCAGCGAAGGGTGGTACGGGATTACCACTCTTCCATGGACTAGGTATCACTAAGATAGAGATAAATTCTTGTCTCAAATATAGGAGATAATAGAGACAATATCGCATATCGGAATACGGAATATAAACTAAAACAAGACTAAGATGGAACAACCAAAAAAAGAAGGAAGCTATGTGTGTAGAATGGATAATGGTTATATAAAGATGTGCTACTACACAGGCACAGAATGGTTAGATATGTGGGAAACTACATTGAAAGGTGAAGTAATTAGATGGATGGAAATCCCTAACGAACTAAAACAATACTAAGATGAATGAATCACAAACGATAACTTTAGACATTTCAGATAGCGACCTTAAATCACAAGTTGAGAGGTATGCTAAACAAAGAGGTGTAGAGGAGCTAGAAAATGTCATAGATATGATTGACAGTATGTATGATGGTTTTATTGTGGAGGAAATTGCAAAAGCATTGAATCAAAGAATCAAAGAACTAAAACAAGACTAAGATGAAGAAGAAAAATAACTTGTTTGAATGGTGCGTAGCTTCAATATTGGCAGCTGGGGTGTTTTATTTGGCGATACTATTTTTAAACAACTAAAACAAGACTAAGATGAACAAAATGAATTACGCTCCTAGCGAGTACAAACATGTTGCTAGTATTAAAACAAGTAGCGCTCAGCGCTGGTACGTAAACATGAAAGGTGTAGGCAGGAATAAGTTTGATACAGAGCGAGAGGCGGCTATCGCAGTAGACAAGCTGTTAATAGGACGAGGTAAAGAACCCGTCAATGTATTAACTAGAGCTAAACAAATCTAAACAATAAGATGAAAAAAATAGAGCTATTAGTAACTCAGAAACATGAAAAAGGAGACATACTAAAAGGTAGTATATACATCTTTCAGGAAGAATCAAAAATGTACACACACACGAATAATGAAGGTGTTGTGGTTTCAATGATCAATGATGCCGCAATAGAAGCAATGCCTGGATTATTCAAAAAACTATAACCAAAACAACCAAATCATGAAAAAAATTGCAGAGTACAACATTAATCAGTACATCGACTATGAGGTAGATGTTTATATGGATGAGAAGCACGAATTCATAGAAAGATATGAACACTATAAGTCAGATAACCACGACAAGAGGGTTGGGGAATTCAATATAGCAGATATTGATAAAGACCTGATAGAAGAGATTGTATGGCAGGATGAAAATCTACCTGGAGATGCTTACGAGCATTTCGAGGAAGACATGAACGACTACTTCGGAGAGTATCAAGGAAGAGTTGCCGAGATAGAAGGCAAGAACATGGGCTGGAGAAATAGATCTGGAGAGAAAGAGATAGAAATCGAAGAGGGTGTAGACATCTTCAAGGCTATCGCAATCGAATCAGACCTAACATTCAAGATCTGGAGCGAAGACGAAGAAGGCGTGTATTACGCAACAATGAGTCATCACGATTCACCTATGGGAGAGTCATATACAATAACCATTAAATAACCGATATGAAAACTTACGCAGTAACATTCATTCCAACTAGATATTCAAACGAAGACGATCCATGCGACTACAAAGAGTGGAAGCCCGTAGAGGCTAACTCTGAGAAAGAGGCAGCGGAGATCGGAAGAGAAACCCTAGGAGACGTAGTACGAGTATCAGAATTAAATAACTATTAACAACCAATTAAAACAAAACAATTATGGGAGCATGTGATTTTTCAGCACTAGAAGTAGGACGTTTCAAAAGTCCAGGAGAAGCATTTCATTCAGCAGTAGAAGAAGCTGAGTACGAAGATGGGCACGATGGATACAACGGTACAATAAGTACTTGCCATGGATTTTCTATAGCAAACGGAAACCCAAGATATGGAACGGCAGCGTTCGATAAGTGGGAAGACAAAATACTATCAAGCTTAGATAAGCGTGATTGTGTATGCGTAGAAATAACAGGAGCCGTACTCAAGCGAATGAAAGAACGCAGAGGGTATAAAGGAAAGAAAGGCATTAAAGCTTTCTACTTCTTCGGAATGGCAGCCTGCTAAATACTTACACCAATAGCATAGACTACTATCATTATAAGTGCGTAAACTAGTTTAGTGAATTTATTCATACCGCCAATATAATGTATAGTAGTCTTCTCTATGTTAACTTAACATTAAATATCATGACCAAGAAAGAATTACTAGAAAAACAAAACCTAATCTATACAATCGCCATAGACAGGGTATGGGATCACATTGATCAATCCACAAGGAAAGACCTTGAATGGATATGGGATAGTATTGATGAGGAATTAATACAACTACAAAAAGATAACTAGATGGGAGAAATTATCCTAACACCCTTTGATATAATATTCAAAGCAATACGCCTTGAACTAAAGATAAGCAAAGAGGAATTAAAAGGTAGAAGTAGGCGTAGAGATATAAGCGAGGCAAGACAAATGTTCTGTCTGCTATCTAGAGAGTACACTAAAGAAACCTTAAAGACTATAGGTCTTGAGATAAATAAGGATCATTCATCCGTGCTGTACTCAGTAAGAGCAATGGAAGACTTATGTAATCACGTCAAGAGGCTTAGCATCTCTAAGGGTACTATAGAAAAGAATCTAAGGCTAAACCTTAAGAAGGTGATAGTCGTACCTATATGTGAACATTGTAACCAACCAATCTGTAACTAATGAGAGATACAAGTATAATAGCGTACAAGGAATTAAAGGAAAGCGGAGAGATAAATCGAATGGAGGGCGTAGTCCTTCTGGCTTTAGCAGACCTAAACGGAGCGGCAACCAACGCTCAATTATCAGTTCATCTAGATATTCCAATCAACCAGGTAACTGGTAGAACCAACAGCCTGGAAAAGAAGAGCATCATTGAAGCTCACAGGCAAGTTAGAAACCCTGTTACTAAAAAACTTAACTGGGAATGGAAAATCAAAGTAAACCTTCAATTATCAATCGACTAAATAACCAAATTATGATACAGCAATTTATGGGTAAGGAATTCGATGAATGGTACTCATTATGGGTACTAGAAGAATGTGATAGTCCAAGAGATGAGATAGAGTATCTATACAGCCTCTTAACTAAAGAACAAAAGAAAGAAATCAGAGACAGTATCCCTTCATGGGCTAACCAACCAACTAAACAATAGAAATTATGCCAAACTGGTGCTACAATACCCTGAACATTTCAGGAACAAAAGAAGATATGACAAAGTTTTATAACGCACTGTCTATCAAATTAGAATCAAATATGGACGGAGACACCGTTGAGAAAGAAGGGGTTAGACTCTTCGACTTCAACGACTTCGTAGAGATGCCTGAAGAATTAGGTATAACATCTGGATCCAAAACAAACGAAGCTGTAGCTTGTATAAAAGCAGAAAGCTTTGACGATTGGACTGAGATAGATAGATACTTAGGTTGGGATGCCTGGACGGAGAAGGCAAACGTAAACCCCGAAGACGAACTAAGCGTTCGTAGACAAACAATGCTAGATCATTGTCTTGGCGAACTTAGTAAAGTAGACTTCGAGAATGGACTGCAATTCCTTGAGAACGTAAAGGCTTACGGAGCTGGAACATGGTACGACTGGTGTTGTAACAACTGGGGCACTAAATGGAACGCCTGTTCTGTGTATGTACATCACGCAGTCGAAGATGAGGTGTGCCTAACATTCGAGACAGCATGGAGCCCTCCAATACCTGTAATCGAAGCCCTTATAGAGCAAAACCCAGATCTATGTGTAGAAATGGAGTATAGCGAAGAAGGTATGGGATTCGCAGGGAGAATACGCTCCTCTAACGGATTAGTAACCGACGAGAACGCAGAGATCAGATACTCAAGCGATTGCTGTAATGCAGACATGCAAGCAGAAGGCTGGACTGAGAAAGCTGAGGAACTCAAGCTAGAAGAGTACGAGAACTGCCCTAAGTGTCACGAAGAGTGCGAGCAGGAAACTGAGTTTATTTACTAACAACCAAACCAAATGAAAAATAATAAAGAGAAAATCAAAGAACTAGTTAGTGATATGCTTATTGAATCTCATCAAAAAGCAATGCAAAACATTAATAGAGTTTTGGACTCAGGCTGTGTTGATGTAGATGGATGGGATGATAAAAACATGCCAATGATTTTACCTAAAACAATATTAACTGCAATACTTGAAAACGAAGCAAGACAATATACTGCAAGAGGAACTTCTTATGAAAAACAAATAAAGAAAGAAGTTAGAAATATAACATACTTTTTGTAATGCTTAAATAACAACTAACTAAAACCAAACCAATGAATAACTTAAAGTTTATTAAAGGAAACGTTACGACGGTAGACACAACAGGGATTGACTTATTGTTAACCCCAGAAGATGTCAAAAATCTAAGCACTAAGAATGGCTTTCTTGCTGTATCCGTAAGGATCGGTAAAGATGGCAAGCCTTACGCTTATAAAGCAACGAAGAGGTTAGCCCCACTGAAGGTGGATATAGTAGATGAAATCTACGACCTGGCTAGAATCTCCGTAGAGGAGATGCCTCATAATCAGTTAGATGCAGTATCCGAATCGTTACATCAACAGGAATACAAAGAGGTGAATGACCACCTTAACGTAGAGACTGTAAACATTATGGATATAATCGCAGAAGTAAATCGTAAATACAACGAACAATGATATACATCACAAACGGAGTGCTGTGCTTAGCGTTACTATTCGCTATCTATCAGACAATGATATTCGTAGTAGATCTCGGCAACGCTATGATCGAAGGAATATTAGATAAAGACGAAACACCAACCTTAGACAATAGGCATCTTTTGCTTAGCTGGCTACTGGTCGTTGTGAGTCTATTTGTTAACCAAGTAATACTTTAATTATGAAGATAGGTGTAAAATTAGTAAGCGTCAGAAAAATGATGCCAAGTGAGATTGAAGCTGAAGGCTGGGAAGGTAATCACCACTCAGAAAGTGCTACCGCTCTAATATTTGATGACGGAACAGTACTGTACGCATCGCAAGATGACGAAGGTAATGGACCTGGACGTATGTTCGGGTACAACTACAGGGAAGGTGCCGATAAATCATCATTCGCAATATGATTACAGAAGCTATTGCTCTAACCTACGCAGCTGCGTTACGCCAAGCAGAAATAGAAGGAACCGTGATATTCGATTCCAAGATCCCTGAAAGAGCCAACGCAGTTGTATGGTACGAGCGTCTACAACGCATGAACCAAAACACTGGAATGACACCAAGACTACGTGGCTTACACGGAGAAGTTAAAAACCGTTATGGTAAACTTCTAATAGATGACTATGTCAACGCAAGTAGAGGTCATATCGTTATAGAATTAAGTGGTGCCGAGCTGAAGCGACACAAAGAATCGCAAGGAATGAAATATTCTCGATCAAAAGTCTTCAGATTTATAACCTTTAAACAATAAATTATGTTCAAGGAAATCATGTCAAACTCTCTGTCTAAGCTACTATTCCAAGTAGGTATAGCATACGCAGGGGTAGCCCTTATTAGTCAACTGATAATGGTAATTACAGCACTGTACGCACCTTACGTAATAGGAGCATTGCTAATAATAATAGCAGTACTCAACGTAAAAGTACAAGGCTTGTCTAAGTAATCTTAAATTCGTATCTTCACGTGCCTATGAAAAAATCAAAGATCGACCAAATCTGCGAAGAAGTTGCTTACGACTTAGAGCTTGACAGCAAGCTAGTTAAGCAAGTAATGGCTGAATTATTTGTAGAAATATCATCGACAATTATCTTCAGGAAGCAACATATATTGCTCAGAGGTTTTGCGAAGATAGTCATGCAAGGAATAGCCAAGGCTAAGTATAAACCATTCGATCCTATGCAGTACGAAACCCGTGCTGAAGAAGATTGGATAAAAACAAAAGAAGATGATAAAGAATGACGATTCAGTTAAGACTGAAGAAAACAAAGCGGATACCCTAGACTCCTGGATTACAGACCTTGAAACCAAGGATCAACCAGAGGCTTGTAGTATCGACAACGAAGATTGCGAAGCATGTGGATCATAAGCTACGCTATCTAATTATTTAAACTAACCATTAAAACCAACATCATGCCAAAAACAAAAGGTGAATTACTCAACGACTTATTCAAGAAGTGCAACCTCACAGGAGAAGATGTACACAAGCATAAGTTTTATACCATCATAACGAGATCGGGTATAGAAAAGGTGCAAGCCGCCTACAAGATCGACATCAATTATGATATTGTAAAGCTATCCGACGACCATAAGTACTGCCTTATCAAGGCAATAGGAACTATGGGTGAATCTCGTACAGAGACTTACGGAGAATGCTCGCCTGGTAACAACTCAAATGCTTACCCTGTCGCTATGGCAGAAAAGCGTGCGTTATCCCGTATAGTGTTAAAGCTTGCAGGTCTATACTCGCAGGGCGTATTCGGAGAAGATGAGGCATCAGACTTTGCTGCATCAAGTAACCCGAAGATTAAGCTCGACAAGAAGACTTTCGACGCTATGATTACTGCTGCATCAACTCATCCAGAAAGAGTGTCTGAGGCTATGGCCAAGTACTCAATGACGGAGAGTCAAGAAGCGGAACTACTCAAAGAAGTTCAAGAGAATATATAAACATTACCATGGAGGGGAGATAATATCCCTTCCTATTTTTTAAACGGAGTCTAAAATAAATGACTCACAAAACCATTAATTATGAGCAACTTACAAATTACAGGAACAATCAAGACAATCGGTGAATTACAATCTGGTATATCTAAATCTACAGGCAAAGAGTGGAAAAAACTACACTTCGTTGTTGAGACCGACGGTGAATACGCTAAGACCGTAGCGTTCAACCTCTTTGGAGGAGAAAAAGTAGACAACTTTGTTAAGTACAACAAGGTAGATCAGAAAGTAGACGTTAGCTTTGACGTAGAATCAAGAGAGTATAAAGGTAAGTACTATACAGACCTTAATGCTTGGAAGGTATTCACCAATAAAGGTGAGGCTAAAGCAGATTCAGCAGAGGCAACAGCACCTGTTGATCATGGATCAATGCCTTTCTAGATAAATATGCTCCCGAACGGTTCGCCTAGTAGGGAGTAATTTATTTTACTATCTTTGTTTTATGGAAGAGAGAACATACTTTATCCCACTAAGCACACCTTCATCTAAGAATGGTAAGCGCTGGACTGGGAAACACATGATCCATTCAAAGACAGTAATGAACTACATCAAAAATACTAAACCCTATTGGGAGCAGTATGCTGAAGAGTTTAGGTCTGTCATCGACGGATTACAAAAACCTGTACATATATCGTTCAAGTTTATACGAGGAACACGACACAAGTTCGATTACGTTAATCCACTACAAACCGTACAAGATCAGATGACCATATACGGATGGATACACGACGACAACTGCGACGAAATAATGCCCTCATTTGAGACTTACTTATACGATAAGGAAAAGGCAGGGTGTCATATAACCATATTAGAAACCAACAAACCAATTGAAGATGAACCGAGAACTGATACTGAAAACTCTGGGTAAGATAATTAAGGATGCTGAATTCTTAATGAACGTAATTACATCGAAAGATGGATACGAACCTAAAGAGAAGGTAATGTCAAGTTACACGCAGGATTTCCTGGACTTCTATAAAGCCTACGGGGTAAGCAAGACTAAGAGTCAATCGTTTATCAAGTGGAAACAGCTAAACAACCAACAGAAAGCTACTATAATGGAGTTAATACCATTGTATCATAACGCTTTTGAGGAGAAGTTCAGAAAATATCCTAACAATTTTCTCGCTAATGGTAGCTGGGAAGATTATCTATATCTATTAGAAACTAATAAGGAGTCTAATGATCGAGCACGTAAAGTCGCAGACGCTCAGAAGACACGCTTAGATTCATACAACTTCTAATGGAGCATAAGATAAACTCTAAGGAAGAGGTTTCCGAGTATCTAAATCATGTCTACAACAATGGATATAACAAAGGCTTGTCTACTGGGATTCCCTGGTTAGACAAACACTACACCTTCAGAAAGGGTGAGCTTGATGTTATAACAGGGTTTGCCAACATAGGGAAGACTACAGCTATTTTCTACTTAATGATGTTAGCATCAGTAAAGTACAAATGGAAATGGTTATGCTACTGCCCTGAGAATGAACCTGTTGGTGAAATGGTTATAGATCTAGCAGAGATGTTTATAGGAATGACTGCCGACAAAACCAAATCCGAAAGGATGGATAGGTCAGTATTTGATGCTGCCTGCGCTTGGGTAATGGAACACTTCAAAGTGGTATCGTTTCCTAACACACCAACAATCTATGATGTTATGGAAGTATTCCAGACGGAACTAGACAATGGTGATTTTGACGGATGTTATGTAGATCCAATGAATGATCTAGCTATTAACAGGTCTATGAGTAAGTACGACTACTACTATCAAGTACTGTCGGACATACGTAGATTTAAACAGAAGAACTTTGTAAAGTTTATATTAGTAACACATGCTGTAACTAAAGCTGCTAGAGAAAAGAATCAAGACGGAACAACACCTGCTCCATCACACTACGACGTGGAAATGGGAGGTATGTTTGCGAATAGAACGGACAACTTTATAGTTGTACACAGGAATCCAAACTCAGATGATTGGAGCGACACACAACTTCACGTAAGGAAGATTAAGTTCCAGAAGCTTGTAGGTATTCCAACTCAGGAAGATGAGCCTGTGATACTCAGATTCGAGCCTAAGATATGTAGGTTTAAATCTTTAAACAAAGAAAAAATGGTATGGGAAGATGTTCTACAAAAGAATACCATGGACTTCATTGACTCTAAAAGGAATCAGGTCGTGCCAGAAATCTTCGATATTGATAATTTACCATTCTAAACAATTACGCTATGGGAAAGATTAAAGAAATTGCTGCCGTTACTGAGCAAGAACAAGAATTCAGAAACTCTCCGTTAGGGAAAGCTATCACTGAACTAGAAACTCACGTTGAAGGACATTTAACAGAAATGTTTGAGGCTGCTGGGGTGAAGATCACTCCAACTATGAAGGAAGACATGATGGTTAACTTCATTGGAGCAAGTCATGCTGCTGGTACTATCCAGCGTCTTGTATGGGAGCAAATGGACTTCCAAGCAAAGCAAACCGCTGAGGTAGCCACAGCTAAACCAGAGAAGGCAGTAAAGAAAGCCGCTAAGAAAGAGGCAGTTAAGGCCAATAGACCTAGAGGAAAGATGACTGTTAAAAAGTAATCCTAGCAATAGCTTGACAATCTGATTATATAACCTATATTTGGTGTATGATTTGGTTGTCATAATTGTTGGTTATTCAATTGGTTAATAGAAAGAGGGCTTCGGCCTTCTTTTTTATGCCTTAAACATTTTAAAACAAACACTATGAAAACAACCAAAAAGTTTACAGAAAGCCTTGCTGACGATAAAGTATATTTCGCAGACAAGACACACGTTAGTTGCTCAATGCTAAAGAACTTACTTAAGTCTCCAGCAGATTTCAGAGCATACTTAGATTCTCCACCCGAAGCAACCCCTGCTATGACATTCGGTAGTGCATTCCACTGCATGGCATTAGAACCCCACAAGTTCAATGACCAATTCTACATATTAGATACAGAGCTTAGGCCTGAAAAGGAAAAAGGAATGACATCTACTATAAACAAAAAGTGGAAGATGGTTGAGTTATCTCACGCTCAGTCAGTTGGTAAGAGTATAATATCAGTGAAAGATCTGGACAAGATCGATGCTATGTGTATGTCTCTATTCCACCACCCGAAGGTAATGGAGTTAATCTCTCAAGCAGAAAAGGAACAGGCAGTTACCTGGACTACCGATAAAGGAATCAAGTGTAAAGGTAAATTAGACCTTAAATCGTTTGACTTTATCGCAGACATTAAGACTACCGCAGAGTTCGGAGGCATAGATAAGTTCAAATATGACTGTAAGAAATATCACTACGATATGCAAGCAGCATTCTATGCAGATGCAGTTGGATTGGATCAGTTCAAGTTCATTGTAATAGGCAAGAACTTCCCGTACAACGTAGGTATATTTGATGTATCTCCTGAGTTCCTTGAGAGTGGGAGGCAGAAGTACAAATACACGCTAGAAATGTATGATAAATATTTTGTATCTTGCACTGAGGAAATAGATAGTTACATCGAAGAGGGAACATTGTGAGAAACGAATATATAGATTGGCTTAAAGGCAAGAATCAAGACACGAGCTATAAGACTTGTGAAGAATCTAGAGTTAAGATAGACGAATTGTTACGTCTAAACGCCTCATTACAAGCCAATCTAGGCTCAGAGTCCACCCCTGAAGAACACCTGTCCGTGGAAAACAAGACCGAGGAGTTAATGCTTAAGATTAAGCAGATAGATCCAGACTTCCATGATATTGTTAACATAAAGTAAACACATGTCGAATCACCGAATGCGCCTCAAGCAAGAGGAAATTGACGTTATCAAGGAAATGAGAGCAATAGATGTCTCTAATATCAATGACAACGATCAAATCTCATCTGTATATTTAGATTACTTAAAAGAGAGAGGCGTAGATCCAGAGGAAGTCGTCTCGTGTAAACACTGGCAGTCCGCTAGTGGTGAACCAAGATTCTCGATTGTAACAAAGAATGATGGCAACATGAGTGAACGCTCATCAGCCAAGTTACTTATTGACCTGGAGAACACAATATCCCGTCATAAGATAACATACCCAAAACCCCTAACCAAGATCCAAGGAAATCACCTGCTAGTTATAAACCCTGCTGACATTCACGTGGGTAAATTAGCTATCGCTGAGGAGACTGGAGAAGGAGAAGAGTATAACAGACAGATAGCAAAAGAAAGAGTCTTAGAAGGCGTACAAGGCCTTATGAATCAAGCTCAAGGTTTTGATGTCAGTCGAGTATTACTCTGTATTGGTAATGACGTACTACACGTCGACAATACATTAAACACAACAACGAACGGAACCCCCCAGAATCAAGACGGTATGTGGTGGCAGTCATTCGAGTTAGCCCTAGAAATATACGTAGCTGCGGTAGAGATGTTATCAACGATAGCCCCTGTAGATTGCGTTCACTCAATGTCTAACCACGACTACCAGTCTGGATTCCATTTAGCTCACTGCTTAAAATCATGGTTCAGAGAATCAGAAGATGTTACTGTTGATGCAGGACCTGCTCATCGTAAGTACTACAGATTCTTTAACAACCTTATTGGATTAGAGCATGGCGATGGAGCAAAACAAGCTGACTTACCATTGTTAATGGCACAGGAGGCTCCTGTATTGTGGGGAGAGTGTAGACACAGAACAATGTTTTTACATCATGTTCACCATAAAATAAAACTTAAATTCCAATCAGCTAAAGATTATATCGGTGTAACCGTGGAATACATGAGAAGTCCTTCAGGCGCTGATTCCTGGCATTCAAAAAAAGGATATAAAGGATCCCCCAAGGCGGTTGAAGGATTTTTATTCCACAAGGAGAACGGTAGAGTTGCAAGCTTAGTTTACAATTTCTAATATGAGCAGTATAGAAGATGATGTCTGTATAAGTATACAAGACAGAGCAGAGTTAGGTAAGAGTAAGTACGGAGTAACAATGGATCGTACAGACCTAACAGAATTACAGTGGTTAGTTCATGCCCAAGAAGAAGCAATGGACTTAGCTATTTATTTACAAAAACTAATTAAAACCAAAACCAATGAAAGGACTGATAACCAGAGTGCTGAAGTCGGCACTGAAAAGAAAGAAGGATTTACGTGTTGTAAAAAGATTCCTAAAAATCAAACACAATGTAAGTGTAACTCTAAGCGTTTTAAAAAATAGAGTGAAATGGATGTAGCCAAGGCGAGTCTAAGGTTACTTAAGGAAATCCAGACAACATCTGAAGAATCTGAATGTATGAAAGATTACTGCCAGGTTATAATTGAACTAGAAACCATGAAGCGTGAGTTAGAAACTATAGAGGATAAATTCTCTAAGCTTTATA